TGACCAAGCTGTCCGGAAATCAGATAAATGTTCACGATAAATGACACCATCGTTGATGTAGTAGCTCATTGATGGCACACCGTATTGGTCAATCGAACCACTTAAGGTTGCGTAGTTCACTGTACCACCATCTTCTGCGGTAATGGATAACTGTTGATTGAATTGCGTTGTCTTATCAATTTGTGCCATCGTTAGACTCCCCCTTGCTTAATTCATCGATACGTGACTTCAATTGTTCGTTCTCTGATTGCACAGCGCTCAATTGTGCCCGAAGTTGTGCGATTTCAATCGCTTTGTTGGCAATCTCGAAACCAAGATTTTGCAAAGTTTGTTGTTGTGATTGTTCCACGTTTGTTCTCCTATCTTATAAAGTGACGTTGAACCAAGTTTTAACGGTTCCGTCTGAGTTGATGACTGATGGTATTTTAACAGCGCCTAAATTATCAAGTGCCTTTATAACACGAGTCAGATTGTAATACGTTGTCCCCGATATTAGGTATGTATAACCGGACCCGTACGCTATTCCAGCCTGCAATCTACTATCCCCAAAGTATGGATAATTGAAACCATTAAAAGTTTTGGTTGTAAAGCCAAGTTTTGCCTTGGAAATTCCCGGTACGTTAATCCCTTGATTGAAAATAACATCATCGTCAAAATTAAAGCCGGCGTATGCTCCTGTTGGCGCAGAATTACTTCGATACCAAGACATCTGTATAACCGGATTCATCGATGTATCTCCATTATTACGGGCTGCCCAGGCCATATACTCAGCATTTCCATCAAGCCAGAACGTCAACCCTTGGTAAGTATTGGGCTTGCCCGTCATACCTTGAACACCGATACCCCCAATGGATTCACCGGCCATTGTTAGCTTCATTCCAGAATTCATGAAATCGGTAATCACGCCACCAGAATTAACAGTCATACCAGTAGAATTTATCGTGGTTGAGCCGTACTTACCGTTCCAGTTGGATTGGATAAAACTTGAAACATTACCAGATAATTTATTAACATCAAGGTTAGAAATTTTAGCATTCGTGATAGAAGCGTCAGCGATTTGAGCACTTCCAATAGATGCGTTCTTGATGATGGCGCCGTCCATGAAGTTTTTACCGATAAAAGTTGTATCGCCAGTAACCGTGATTTTCTCACCTACGATGTTCAGACCAGATGAGTCCCCGTTAATACCGGAGATCAAAGCACCAGTATTAGCTTGAATACCAAACGCGAAAAAGTTATTAAACAACTTCAATGTTGAAGTATTGTCGGTACTTGACCCCGGAATGTAATCACCAGCATTCAGCTTAGTTGAACCCAAATAAGGTCTAGCAACAGAAACTTTTCCGCCTCCGTACTGCGTAACTTGAAGATAAAGTTGTGTTGTCGCTGAATCCAACGTAATGTCAGCCGTGTAAGTATTCCAACCAGACATTGCTGTATCAAATGAACCGCCAATTGCAGTTGTCTTTGTTGTCGTGCCAGAACTGTTTTTTTGAACAATTTCAGCCTTCATATAAGCGCTTGTTCCAAAAGATTGAGCATAAATGTCAATGCTTGCATAGAATTGTGTGCCGCCCAAATTCATTGTATAAATCGGTGTGCTTTTCAACGTTGAAGTCTTGCGGTCAAAGTCAGTACTTCCGTTGTTAAACGTTGCTACCCGCACACCTTTGAGCATGATTTCGTTGTCAATTTTCCACGATACATCACCGGCGAGCGTCCAGTTAGCTGTTGCGTTTACAAAAGAACTGTCGGTAATTAAATTTGTTGAACTAACTGACGCCATGATGCCATCGCTGACTTGGGAAATTTGGCTTTGCATTCCGGTGTCGTAGTCCTTTATCTGGCTGGTTACAAAATCCTTGCCTGCTTGCAGCGTAACGCTATCTCCGTTCTCTCGGTCAGTTATTTCTTGCTTTAATAGAGCTTCACCATTAGCGACCTTATCATTCAGTTCATTGGTCAATTCAACCTGTTTATCATTTAGTTCATCGGTGTAAGTATAAGAGGTCTCAATCGCACTATCAACGGCGTTGTTAATGCGTTCCAATGTCTTGGTATCTACGGAATCCACCCACACGCCGTTGGTAAAGACACGAATACCAGAATCAGCTCCATCGTCCCAGAACCATGTATCTCCTTCTTGCGGGTGTGCTGGTGCATTACGACCAGAGTGGTTTGAGTTCTTCCCATTGGCGCTGACAACAGCCTGTGTGGCCTGCTCTTGAACCTGAATAACTTTGTTCTGCAAGTCAGATAAAGCGTTCTGATTGGCATCTGCAAAGCTTACCTTAGCAGTTCCGACAACCAAACTCGTTACTCGTTCTCCGATTGGGTCATAATGCAACTCGTTCACGATGGCCGTAACGTTTACCCCATACTCTGGTACGTACACCGTAACAGTGTCGGTCAGCCCAATCGTCTCCAACTTAGCAAACTTGTCTGCGTAATCAGCTGAGTCTTGTAAACTCAACACATCAACCTCGATTGTTACATCAGGTAAATCCTTATTAGTGTTTTCTGACTGGGCAAACCAGTTACCAGCATACGCATTTATCCGGTCAATGATTGCTTTGTCAGTATCACCGTCATTAATCGTAATTTTGTCGGTTACATCAACTGATTGTGTGTATTTGATTGGATAATTGCCAACACGCTTAGAAGAAACTGTGGCACCCTCCAAATAGCGGGTTGTATTACCTTCAGTTAAATTAACCGTTGGTATAACCTGTGTTACCAAGTTAGAAGTATCGACCGTGTACCTTAACCCGCTGATGTTCTTTCCGAGTCGGAATGTTGCTACGTTATCACGGCCGCGTCGGTTTAACATAGCAACTCTACGGTTCTCCCGCTTCATTTCACCGCCCCAATATTGCAAGAATGAACCTTGCGTACCTGCGATGGCTTCCATGGGATTAACGTAATTCAGGGTTGATGTTGAGCTTGTCGTAATATCCGAGTACAAAGTAAAAATACTAGGATTAACAATTGCTTCTTGTAACTGGTTCATGGCCGTTGAACCAGTTCCTTTCATCGTCACTGATTTCACGATGTTGTGGGTCAGATCATAGGTAATGGAATCGGCCTCAATCTGTAATGAATGACCGGCAATATCCAGCTGCGTGTTCACAATACGAAAGGCGTGGTTATCATCAAGTGGCGATGGCTTAGCAAGTATAATACGGCCTTCTGAAATATCACCATAATGTTGACCTGTAACAGGGTATAACCCAGTGAACGTTAACAAGCCGTTACGTTGCTCTTGAATATCAACTGAATAAAGTTCGGTTAGTTGCCCTAACCCGTTACTTGTGAAATCAATCTCATCGCTGTTGTATAAAATCGGTGTCATAGCGTCCTCCATCGTGGTTCTATTGTTGCTGTACCCGCACTCAAATTAATATTGTTGTTACCAGGCTTTAGTGTTGGGAATGGGCCGATGGCCATCTTAGCGTTCTCGTTCACTATGATTTTGCCATTGGTATGCCACACGTTTTGCATAGCACTATCCAGTTCAATCGACCCTGTAACATTGAAGAACCTGTAATCAGTACCGTTTATCGTTAGCGTGATAGAACCGCTGCCGACAATCTTGATGTATGGCTTGGCAACATAGTTGGTTGGATTTACCAGCGTAGAAATAAGTGTCGTAATCGTTTCTGTTTGAGCAGGTGCAACATAACGATATGGTGCCGCTGACAACATAATGGTTAACTCACGATAATCGTCCGAGTAAGTTGGCCTTGCAATCGTTCCGGTTGATTGCCTGATAACTTGGTACGTGTAATCGGGGTCCGAGTACATCTGGAAATCAATGTACTTTCCGGTGTCCAATACGCTTAGAAATTTTTGGATGTTGCTATCTGCTTGCTTACCTTCGAAACCAATAATCAATTGAATATCTCTGTTGTTATAAGCACCATCGTCAAACAAAATAGCCCGATCAATACCGACCGGACTAGTGTTAAGCGTCATTTTACGTTCTGGCACTGCGATTGTTGGATAATTCAATATCCGTGCGTTAAGTTGGTCACTCGTTAATTGGTGACCTAATACGAAACTTCCTCTTTCCAATCTTTCTATCCTCCTATTCTATCCAAACGCTCGTGACTTGGCGTTTTGCTTGCGTGTAATTGCATCTACAACTACTTGCTGCAACTCCTTCAACGTATTAGGCGTTAAATCTGCGTTCACGTTGATTTCGATTTTGTAAGTGTCACCCTCTTGGATGACTTGTGATTGTCCACTGGTACGATTGCCATTGATACGTGCATTGGCTTGTTCTAGCAAGTCATTGGCTCGCATCTTCTTGGCTGGGTCTAGCGGAATAATTATTTCTGGCATGTTTTGCTCTGCGACTTCATACAGGCCATGTTGATTAACGATTCCACCTTGTGCAAATCCGTTGCCTAATAGACGTTTAATCAAACTCTGGTGCTCATCTGAATCGTGCTTACTCTTAATGCCAGACAACATGTTAACGATTGGACTGGCAATGCCGTTAATTAGCCCCTGCGTCATCATTGGTGAAACTGCCTTTACTAGTGGGCTACCTGTAATAGTTCCCACTGCACGATGCATGACGTTTGTTAATGCCACGATTGGCTCACGTAGGAATGATGTAAGCTGCGTCCACTTATCCGAAATCCAACCCACTGCACTACTTAACCAATCATTTGTTCCATTAGCGAAGTGAGGCAATGCGTGGGCTGGGATAACCGTTTCACCACCACTGAACTCAACCAGTCTGTTGCGGCCTTCAAGTACAGTGGCTTTACCAGAGTTATCAATAATTGCTTCCTGATAATTCTCGCCTGGTGCGTCATTAACGACTGCAAGTCCCTTCGGTGCGCCCTTTGTACCATTAGCAAATTTTGGAATTCGTGACAGACCATGACCGCCACCAAACATACCAATAACCGAATTGATTGCACCGATTCCGTTGTTGATGATCCCAATGACACCGTTAATACCATCTCTAGCCCAACCCGTCATAGTATTCCACATGGAACCAAACCCATCTGTAATACTATTCCAAGTGTTTGAGAATGCTCCACTGATTGCGTTCAATATTGGAGAAAACACGTTCTTGACGGACTTAATGCCATCGTCACCAGACCTTACCATCTTGTTCCAGATACCGCTAAAGAAGTCAGAAATGCCATTCCAAGTCTTGCTCCACGTATCCGAAATTGCACCAACTGTGTCCGACACAATACGATGAATTGAGTTGATAATAGGCTTAAAGAAACGTACTATCTTGTTCCATGTGTCAGTAAAGAAGTTAGCAACACCGTTCCAAGAACGTGACCAAGCGTCTGAGATGGCCCCCATCGACTTACTCAACGTGTTACCAATGGCCGACATGGTTTTATTCCACACCTTTGCGATGCTGTTTAACAATCCTGAGAACCACTTACCAATTGCGTTCCATGTACTCGTCCAAGCCTTTTGTACTGGTTTCCATACAGACTTCAACCACTTAGTAAGTTGATTGAAAATCTTCTTCATTGGGCCTACTAGAGGCTTCATTAAAGTAGCTGCGATACCAATTGGCAACGCCATTGAAATCAACACAATCTTACCGAATGTCTTAAGCAACTTCTTGGCAAACTTAGTAAATGAGTTCCAACCTTTCTGGAATCCCTTTACAAGACCAGAGAACCACTTGCTAATAACCTTGGCACCATCACCAATCGTCTTACCTATGCCACCAAACCACTTACCGATGTTTTTGAAGAACTTGCTAATCGACTTAGTAGCTGATTTAATCCACTTACTCATTGATGTAAAGAACTTACCAGCAGACTTGACTACTCCATCAACAAACGCCTTAAACTTTTTGTTGTGCTTGTACAGCATTACTAATCCAGCAACTATAGCTGTGATAATTAAGACGACCCGTCCAATTACACTGTTTTTAACGACAAGATCATATGCCTTCGTAGCAAGCGTCATTGCCTTTTGAGCGGCGGTGGCCAGCTTTTGTGAATGAGCCAGCTTGGTTAATCCAGTTCTTAGCGTACCAAAGGCAGTAACCATGTTGTGAGCTGAGCTGACTATCTTGGAACCGAAGTGCAACGCTAAAAGGCCAGCCAACACTGCGGTAATTGCCTTACCGTGCTGTGATACAAAATTAACTACCGGTGTAATAGCCTTAACAATTGCTGGCATGTTCTTGACCATAGTGCCGATGAACTGCTTAACAGCCTTTTGGAGTGGTTCTAACGCCTTTTTGAAGTTCTTTGTCTCAGTAGCTGACATCGTAATCGAACTGACAGACGCTTGTGCTGAGCGCTTCATCAACTCAAACGGGTTAGACTCTTTCAGCTGGTCAGATGTTTTCTTAGCGGTACCTGAAACGTCAGAGAACGCCTTGTTTTGCTTACCAAGTGATCCAAGTACCTTAAGTGAATTGTCCTCACCCAAAGCACTCCACAGATTTGAAGCCAAGGTAGCTTCCTTCTGCTTGTCGGTCATCTTACCCATTTCACTAGTGATTTGTTTAAACATATCACCAGCTGTGACCTTACCCTCTTTATATCCGTTGAACATTTCTTGGGACTTTTTAGAAAACTCGGTGATTGATTCATCCATGCGACCATCATTCAGACTGATACTGAACTCTTTGGTGAAATCTAACAACTTGTCACCATTGTATGCTCCGCTTTGAATACCGTTGGCAATCATTGAGAACGAATCTTTGGCTGACAACCCCATTTGACCAAGAACTTGTGAATACTCAGCCATATTATCGGAGATGTCACCACCAATATCGCCACCTTGCTTTTGCAGCGTGAACAAATTATCGAAGTATTCTTCATAACTCATATGCCACGCCTTCGTAGCATTTTGAGCACCACGCAAGACTTCCTGTGTGTCAGCCCCCGAAGCCTTGGAATACTGTGATACCAACTTCGTTTGCTTGGCCAATTCATCAACATCAGCCTTTGGGTTCATCTGCTTCAACTGGGTATAAGTTTCGGTCAAGTCCTCAACTGATTCACCATAACCCTTGGCATACAGCTTATTGATAGCTGAGATTGCTTCCTTGGATTCACCATAAGATGCAGTCGTTCTTGCTTGTAGGCTGGAAACTTGGCTTTGTTGGTCATAAATTGCTGAAACCAACTTAGATACACCAGCTAAAGCCGTTCCTGCAGCTGCAGCCGTGGCTGCAAGTCCCAACTTAGTCTTATTAACAGCACCCGTTAGCCGTTCAAATTTACCCCCGGCCTCAGTAGCGCCTTCATTCTTACCAATCTTTCCCTGTGCGCCATCTAGCTCTTCTAATGATCGTTTTCCTTTGGCAATTGAAGTTCCCGTCTTGTCTAACGCGACCTTTTGTTTACTAATGCTATCCGATGATGCTTCACCCGATTGCGTCATTTTATCCAATTGCTTACGCTGGGCTTCATATAATTGGCCCTGCTTTTCAAGCGTACGTGCTAACCCCTTCTTTTGGGCTTCGTTGGCTTCTTCTTCTTTACCCTCGGCTCGCAAGTGTTCAACGTATGAGTCAGTCTCTTTGATTGAGTTTTGAATTTCCTTGTTAAGTCCAGCAATACCAGACTCTTGCAATTCATAAGCTCGTTTAGCTTGTTCTTGCTGCTTGGTCATTGAAGCAAGTTGACGCTCAGCAGTTGTGATTTGCGATGCGTATTTCTGATACGTTTGCTCTCCAGCTTCCGTACTTCGATTAACTTCCGATTGCTCCTGACGCAACTTGGCCAACACGTCTTGTTGCTGGTTAACTGATTGTGTAAGTCCTTTGTACTTAGCTTCAGACGCCCCAATTTCATCACCAGATTGTTTCATCTGTGACTCCATCTGCTTCCACTCATTTGTTGAGTCCTTAACGGCTGACTTAAGCTCGTTCAATGAATTTGTAGCCGACGTAGTATTCAGTCCAACCTCGGCAGCAAGCAAGCCTGCAACTTTCTCTTTTGCCATGTTTTACCTCCTTTCTAGCCTGGTAATCCATTCCACAGCTTCATCATGTCTTCCGATGACATCATGCGGTTATCTTCTGAAGCGTTCATGATAGACATCAAACTCTCATACTCGGCTTCCTCAACATCATTAACGCTCCAGTGAAGATTAACCATGACATCCTTTTCGAAAAGCTCTAAGTCCAAAATGTGGTTATTATATGCAATTACTCGTTCTCCAGGGCTGGTTCTAAACCCGCATCATCTGGCTCATTTTGAATGTCCTCAATTTCTTGCTCTGACATTCCCATAATTCGCATGTACAATCGTTGAGCCAAAGTCATAAGTTCTTCTTGATCTAACTCTTCAAGCTTCTCAATTTCTGTATCCTTCAACTTCAACATATCAACCACGTAATCCGTTACATTTTCCAAGGCGTCTAATACAGATTGGAGTGATTCAACTGGCGTGTCTTCATCCATGGCGTCCTCTAACGTAGCCAGCTTTAATTGAACTTTGTACGTTTTCTTAAGGTTCTTAACCGTGGCCTTCACCTCGAATGGCGTCTTGCGTAGTTCTTTAAACGAAATTTTCATTGTGTATTCCTTTCATCATTCGCAAATAAAAAAAGGACTCACCAATTCATTAAGCGAGCCACTTTCAACTGGGCTTCTCACCCCATTTGAACCTATTTATTGTCGTGGTTGTAAGACAATCGCTGTAATATTAGTTGCTTGTGCTGGGCGTAGTTGCTTCAGCATAACCACCAAATACTTCTGCCAGCATTGCTGCCTTATCAAAATCTGCGTCTCCCGAGTAGAACATCTTCATTCCTTGGCCATTCCAGTCATCCAACCCAAATGATTGGTATGTCAATGTGTCACCCACACGATTTTCGTTAGCATTGTCAGTTTGAATGTTGACCGCTGCTTCAGTCATTTGTCCATTTGAGAATGCGTAAAAAATAGAATGCTTACGGTCAATAGTTTCTGACTCAACAATCAAGGCAACCCGTGGCAAGTCTTGTGATTGTAGGTATCCTCCCTTACCATCTGACTCACGTCCAAGCAACTTTGCCTTAATGTCAAACGGCAAGTTATTCCATACACCAGCTACTTGTGGGAATGACTTTGCCTTTGTCACATCAACCATTCCGTTATCCCCAAATTGTTGCGTACCGTTAGTTGAAATATTGGTGATATTAGCTGACAAAGTACCCAAATCCTTAGAGTTTGACTTATAAAGCCCATCCGTCGCTAAACCTGCATCTCCCTCCTTAATCTTTCCGTCATCATCAAGCAATGCTAGATACGTCTTCTTCAATCCTACTTGTGCCATTTTTAATTCCTCCAAATAAAAAGGAGACTAGCCGTCATAGCCAATCTCCACTAGTGTCGTTGTTTTGTTTACTTCAATATTCTTAATCGTTTGTTGTTCGTCGGTTTGACTTAGATCAAGATAGTGTGGCTGTGAATCTGTCACACGCCAATGTTCCTTCTCCAACTCCTTCATTAACTGAACTTCCGTAACAAGCATGCTCCGGTCAAAGTCCAAACTATAAAAAATCTGGATTCGCACCCCAAGTTCAATCATGTTGAACGTGTCGTCGGCATAATTACCAACATCAGATACTGACTCGGTAATCAACACCTGTGTTACGTTCTTGTCGTCTATCACTTCAGGTGGAATACTATCCGAATAAACTTGCCAGTCAGGGAATATGTCAGCAATAATACCGACCACTTCGTCTACTGGTCGCATTACTTATTCCTCTTTTCTATAATCTGCTTCATGGCTGCTGCTTCAGCTTCCAAAACCTTTGCCATCACTTGTGGGTCATTTCTCACGCCTTCCACGAAATGATCCCCATTAATAGCAACCTGACCGCCTTTCTTGTATCTAGCTCCCGTTGATGTGTACATCGGAAACTTCGTACCGTTTTCAATCAAATGCCCTTGCCGTGACTTGGTGTAATCCCACCCAACAACTGAAGCTCCATTCTTCATATTGTCAACGTTAGTATTTTGAATGATGACGGAATCAGCTAAGTGTGGGTCATTACCGGTACGCCGGTGTCGGTAGTGTTTGACCTTAGTTACTTCTTCAAGTGACACCTTGAATACCTTTGCACCGGCCTTTGTAATTTGTGCCTTGTCTTCTACTGTCAGATTAGTTGATACTGCTTCAGCTTCCTCAACAATTGAGTTCAAAATATCTTCAAGTGACAATTCAGCCATACTACTCACTCCTTTTCAGAGTTACGTAATCATATGCAACGGCTTTGTTCGTCTCATCAGGACTTATACTAGCGATGTCATACTGAACATTCCCAATCTTGGCCAACGTGTATGATTCCAATTCTGGGTTATGTCGAACAATAATAACCTTGGTGTTTTCAAGGCTAGTTCCTTGCAATTGATATTGTTGATCAAGCGTCCTTGTTTTAGGTGCATACCAGAGTTTCAACTTCTCAACGAATTGTTTGCGAATTGAACCGGTATTAGTGTTCTTGACACTCCCGGTTAACCCAAACGCAACTCGCTTGTTGAAGTCTGATGGTTTAGGTGTCGCCATGCTTCACCCCCTGATACTTTGCACGTAATTGGTTCAACATGATTTGAATGCCTGCCCCATAACCATCACTCAATTCACGGTCGTAATACAATTTCGTTGCCAAAGTCTGGATGAGACGGTTAAACACGTTACCTGACAAGCTCAACAACTCATCTTCCTCCACCTCATCAGAGATGGAACCTCGAATGATTGCCGAAGCATCATCAATCAAACGGTCAACCGTCTCAGTTTCTTCGTCGCTTGGGTCAATGTGGAGTTCATCTAACAATTGTGCTGCAGTAATACGTTCCATCATTTTCTCCCTACTACCCGCCCCTTACGGTACTGTTATCTTTCGCAGGCGATTAATTAATATGGCTACTTAGCCGTATCACCATCAGTTGTGTTCGAGCCGGCTGATGCATTAACAGCTTCTTGGCTACCCTTGATGTTAATAATCACGTCCTTACGTGCTTGCACAACGTTCTCACGCAAGAAGATCCCCAATTGCTTATACCAAATGTCGTACGTGTCTTGGAATTGACCTGTAATCTCTGCCAACTTAAAGTTGATAACAGCCTTCTTCAATGGTGCAACAATAGCGTTGATGTCACCTTCCTTAGCCTTAGGGAACAATGTATCTTCAACAACGATAACTTGCTTACCCAACACAACTTCACCAGTAGCACTTGCGATAGATGGTTGCAACATTGGTCGTCCCATAGCGTCCTTGATTTGATCCAAAGTGTTGTAAGCAGATTGTGACAAGACGATTGAAGCATTCTTCTTATCAACTGGCTTCAAGTTGACGTTCAAGGCTGTCTTCAAATCAGCTACAAAGTCCGTAGACGTAACTGGAGTGATGCCGGTGGTAAGCGCCGTCATAATCAAGCCGTCATCAGTGTTATCACGCAACTCAATCAATTGTCCTTGCAACTCACCTTGCCAGTCATATGCAGAGTCTGAAATCAACTCTTGTGAGAATACATAAGCACCCGTGTACGTTTGCAAGTCCCACTTAACTGGTGTAATTGCTGAAGCCTCGTTCACAGCGGTTGCAGAGTATTCAGTGTGCGCCTTCAAAGTGTCCTTAGTGTTATCGAACACTGGCAACTTACCAGTCGTAGTCTTAACAGTAACGTTGCGAATCAATTGACCCAAACGTGGATATTGGTTTTCCTCATGCTCTGGTGGCAAAATCGTTTCAGGGATAATGACAGCGCCATCTGACAATGCCAATCCCGTCACATCACGCTTCTCACCCGTCTTCAAGAACGTCTCGAATGCTTGTTCCGGCGTGTTCTTTGCATCTACTACATCTAACTTCATAATTCCTTCTCCATTTCGTGACTCGCTGACTGGTTCTTCATCTGTTGGTTCTTCATCTGCCGGCTCATTCGGTTCATCTGATCGTTGTTCTGGTTCCGCTTCATCAGGTTCATCACCTGTCGTTTCCAGACCTGCCGCTTGCTCCAAAATCGCAATCTCTTCCTTCAACGTCTCAATCTCAGCTTCTTTTTCCTTGATGTCTGACATGCCTGCCTTCACTTCATCCGTCGTCTTGTCTGCGTCATCAACGAACGAACGAATTTCAGTTTTCTTGTCATCAAGGGCTTGTTGTTTTTTAGCTAAATCTCCCTTACGTTCAGCAATCTTATCCATGTGATCCTCCTAAATAAATCCGTACCTTTTCTCGGTAATTTTGCTCATTTTGTTCATCAAAAAAAGCGTTCAATGACCGAGTCACTTGAACGCTTGTATCTTCATATGCAGGTGCGCTTACTACACTGATTTCCTCCAGGCTTTTAATCTTGTTGATAATTCGAATAGGCTTTTCGCCTTGTTTCCATTCATCTCCACCTTTGGCAAGATGGAAACTAAAACTCATGCCCTTCAAATTCCCTAGTTTAACGTTGTTGTAAACGTCTCGTCCCAACGTGGTGTCAGGAATATCAAGCACAAAATGCAAGCCGACATCATCAACATTCAAACTCAATGTACCGGCATCAACTCGTCCCAATAACGAAGCGTAGTTGTGTTCAAAAAGCGCTAACACTTCCGTCAGGTCAACGCCATTAAAAGCACCTGCACGAATGTATTCAACGAACTTTCCACGACTAATTGACGGCTTGCCAAACTTAAGTGCATATCCTGCAATCTGTCCAACAAACTTGCCATCAGAACTTGAACGAACTTCCAACTCACCATTATCAACATGGTGCTGTTCAATCTCTATCACTAAATCACCCCCTTTAGTTGTAACAATGCCATTGCTTCTTGTGCCGTCATCATCTCCCTATCTACCCAATCCAAAACATCAGCCTTAAGCGTTGAATTTGAATAGTCAATAATCTGTGACATATCCAATTTGATGCCACTGCCCAGCTTGAAATTAAGCTCGGATAGTAAAGGTTCGATATAACGATTAAGCCCGCCAACGTATAACGCACTAATCTGATCCAATGAAGATTGTTGGTCTCCAGTTCCGTTCAAGTAGCTATCAGGTACACCGAATGCCTTAGCGATTTGCTCACGTCCCCAATCCATACTAGTTAAGTACTTGGCAATGTCAGCATTAATTGAAATTGTCGTGAAATCGGCTGATTGGTCAAGTACCATCACTCGCCCAGCATTATCACCAGTATTTGCACGTTCAAATTCACGTCGCACAGCTTCTTTGGCTTCTTCAGTCAATGTACCTTGTGGAATGGTTATCTTACTAGTTGGGTTTATAGCACCTTTGAGAGTTGAAACTGTCAGCCTATTAGCCTGCTTTTGCTGTGCTAGTTCGTTAGCCAACGATTCCAAAGGGCTGTGACCAATCAACGAACGCAATTCATCAGCCCCATAAGCCATAATGCGTGCGTGAATGATGTCATTCGGACTGAATTCACCACCTGCAAACTCGCCAAATTGGTTAACAATGTACGTCAACTCATCACCGTTGAGTTCCATAGCTACGGATGCAGCTGGAACAAATCGCAATCTTTGGTTAACACGATCAATAATCAGAAAAACATTTCCATTGAACAGCAAACTCAGTACAGCTGTTTGCCAGAACGTCACACGATTAACTCGGTCGCTTGGTTTGTTCAACATTTCAGTGAAAGAATTATCACCAATGAACTTTGCACCTGCAATATCTGAACTAATCAGACTTGCCACAGAGTACAAATCACTGTTTTTCAGCGCTTCCTCTGCACTTACCAACTCATTTGGAGTGAATGTTCCACCTGACATGATGAACGGTGCTGTGTTACCAACCATTGCCATTGCTGACCGGCGCTCAAAAGGATTAGTCAAACTCATTGGCCATCACCCTTTGGAGTGACCATGTAGGCCAGCAAGGCCAATAACAATCCAGTTACGATAAAACCGACTGGAATGCTAAATAAAAAGACGCCTACACTAATAAGTGCGACGCCTAACATCAGCAGGAACAGTGGTAACACTGCTAAAAAATTATTCATGATTGTGTCCTCCTTTCTAAAATGAAAAATTGTTGATGAAATAATCGCTTATTTCTTCATCCGTTTTATTTCCGAACGGTAACTTGCTTGGCTTTTCTTCCACGTTACTAAATTCAGTAGCATAGAATTGGCCTTCATAAAGCGCATTGACAATCGCGTCGACAATATCAATCTTTTGTGAGTTAACGTTTTTATCAACCTTAATTCCGTTGTTATCAGAAACGATGACCGCATTTACCAACGCTTGTTGTAACGCCTGGTCATCAAGCATGGTAATTCGCTGCTTAATAAACTGTTCCTGCAAGAACTTGGTTGGTTCATTCAACGATTTAATACCCTGACGTACCGGAATAATTAAGTATTCACTCTTAATCTCATCTAGTCGTCTGATAAAACGCCCCGTTCCCCATTGGTCATACAAAATGCCTTGTACATCGAGTTCGTTACTCTCGATAAAGTTAAGCATCCAATTGAACACCTCATCTTCATCAATCAAGCCAAATCGGTCACGTGTCACAGTTGCAAACCCCTTTGTCTCAACGTCCCGATAATTGATATTGTCACGTTGTTCCTTAGCCTCAATGCTTCCGGCCTTAGCGATTGGCACCCAACTGTGCTGGTACAAATGGTAATAGGTTTGCCCGTCGGTTCCGGTATATGGAAATACAAATGCGATTGCCGTATCGTCATTAGTTTGAGAGAAATCAAAACCAATAAACACATCGCGTCCAAACATACTGAAGTCATCAATGATAGCGTCCTTAATCAAATCAAGCGGCAGATAAGCATTGTCCTTAGCGTTTTGCCACATGTTCATATTCTTAACGATAAAGTCCGGCAACTTACCTTGTGACGCTTTGGCATCACGCTCTGTAATCATTCCTTCTCGCAAATTTTTTGCCATGAACGGCAATTCCATAAGCGGATTTGATTTCACCCACTTTTCAGGATAATAAGCTTCATCTTCATCATCTTGTTCCCAAATCAAGACAAGGTCTTTATCAATATCGTTCCAATTACCACTTTCAAGATACTTTGCGTATCGTCGGTAATCTTCATACATTGGTGCGTTCGGATCCAATCCAGCTGTTGAGATGAAAAACATTTGAGCCAGCGGGTTGTTAACCATTCCAGACGTCATTGAATTAATAAACTCTCGCTGCCCTTGACCAAATAAGTGATACTCATCAACAATACCTGTCGTGTAATGGTCTCCGTCAGAAGCACTAGCCTGTGCTGATAACCGTTTCATTGAAGTCGATCGAGAATCAATACGCATTTCGTTTTGGTTATACTCAACGCCCCACTTTTGAGCCAACTTCTTAAACGGCCCCTTTTTCAATTGTTCCCAATTGTAAGTCATGTACTTATAAAGCGGCTTAGTGTGCGAAATATCAATACTTGATACAGCAAGTTGACGATTGACTTTTGGATAGCCAAACAAAAAGTTATACAGCGTGTAGGCTGATAACAATTGCGTCTTACCGTTCGTTCTTGCCATACTGATGAAAATGTTTTTAAAGCGCATCCCCTGCGTTTCAGGGTTTCGCCATCCTTGAATCATAGCCAAAATAAAACGCTGGTAAGGTGAAGGGTTAAATGGTTCGCCTGATGTCACATCTTTCAGCAACGTCGCAAACTCATTAATCTTTCTAGCCTCATCAGCGTCATATACATAGATAAAATCATTATCGTTATCAATTCTTCGCAGGTCATTAATATGCCTTTCAGCAGCTCTCTTAATCTTTTCACCAGCCAGCTTCTTACCAGTAAGAACGGCAATTGAATATTCCAAAGCCGGGTCATTCGGATACCTTCTAAGCAAGTCATTGTACTTTTGCATGCTTAACCCCCGAACCTAGCTTCCCAATCCGTCTCATCTTCATCATCACTGTTTGCCATGTCAATCAGTGTTGCACGGCTTTGCGGTGACAGTCCCAAATCACTACCGACTGACTTTATAACCTTAGTTGCTGAATCAATAATACCTACAGCTGGGTTTTTGAAATACTTCTCACCTGCTTTGTACAAGATACCAACGTTCTTAACTGACTCATATGCTTCACGCAACATTTGATAGTTCATAGCCAATGTTTCAACTGCTGAACTATCCGCGTTAATCACGTAACCTGATTCATTTAAGAAAGGCACGATTGTTTCCCACATTTTCTTGGCTTCACCAGTCAAATGTTGTGGCGCAGTCTCAGACAACTTATCAGCACTTTCTAACGTCATATGAAGCTTCTCGGTGCGCTCACGTTGGTCTTTGCGATCTGATTCATCGCTTGTTAACTTTGCTTTTCGTGGCACGGTCTCACCTCCTTTCAATCCAAAAAATAATAATAACTGCAACGTGTTGAAGAGACGGCACTATTTGATATTCGGTTACTTCCTAAGCGACCCAGGGGGGTATAAACGAGTTTTAATTATCAATCAGCAATTACTAACTGAGATTTAAAACGTCTCACACGCGCTCCTATGGCTTCTCACGCAATACGTTGCTCAAATAAAAAAGGTAACAATCTAACTGATTGCTACCTGATGTGAATATGCCGATAGTGGGATTCGAACCCACAACCAATTAAGGGACGGATTTTAAGTCCGCTGCGTATGCCAGTTCCGCCATATCGGCTTATAAAAGCAAAGATTGATAGACATCTGTGTAGGTGGTGTGGCACATATAGAAATGAAATATACCTAACATCTATCAATCCATGCCATGTTCCCTACTGGTCTCGAACCAGTGACCGGACGGTTATGAGCCGTCTGCTCTGACCAACTGAGCTAAAGGAACAAAAGAATACTTCCAAATACAGCGAGTACGTATTTGTAAGTATTAAAAAATTACTTTATCAAACTTTTCCTTGATGTCTTCAACTACGTCTTCTGCAGCATACTTACCATCTCCAAAGGCATCCTGGGACTTACCTGCTACTTGATCCTTTGCGCCATCAATCCTGTCTTCTAAAGCCATGATCGTACCCACTTAGTTTATACACATAGTATATTACACAAATGATATATCCACTTGGTTAAATAGTCAATCAATAAATGTAGAACAGCTTCTCACGCAATACGTTACCCCACCACTCACGACTTGCATGCTTCAACACATTCTCACTCAACTTCTTCTCAACTGACGTCTTATGATTGTGTTGTGCTCTAGTCAGTAACCATAAGTTACTTGTATCTAAATGTTTATCCTTGGGTAACAATCGTCTTGGTATGATGTGGTCTACTATCAAGTCACCTTCGTCCCATAACCTACCGTTAATAGCGTCAGCATAACCATCACGGCTCTTAACGTATGCGCTTATCTTCTTCCACTGCTTGGTATTGTAGAAGCCATCGTGCAGCTCTTGGCGCCTTGTACTGTCATACTCTTTGGTTGCCTGTGATAGTTCATACTGTCCACGTAATGTCTGAGCATTGCGGTCTGCATTTGCCTGCTTAGCATGTACATACTTCTTCATGCGTGTTTCATAATGTGGCTGGCAATATGTCCAACCTGGTTTAATCAGCTCACGGCAACCAATCTCTGCACACCTATGCATTCTCATCTATTTCACCTCAAGGACTAGTGTTGATCTGCAAATACCCAACCAGCAGCACTTGTATTATTGAACACTGCATCTCTATCAATACCAGTTGCCTTACCGTGATAAGTAAACGAGAATCCTGTTGTAGTTGTCCTGAAGTTAGTTACATTTTCAAAATGGTATGTTTGCCCGTTGTTTGTAAATACAATTAACTCACGAGCTGGGACAACCTTTCTATCGGATTCATTCTCATTCAAATCGATAACTTCGTTGCTCACTGCATTACCGAAAACTTCTGAAATAGAAGCCTCATTGTTATCTCTAATAATGTCAATGTCTCCTCGCAACGAGATGGTATTCCCCTTAAGCAATACACCATCTTTGGTGAACTCAATGATTTGCCCGTTTTCCAATTTATATTTTTTCATGTCGCCGCTCCTTTTCAGTGCAAAATAAAAACCCGATTGTAAAAACAATCAGGTTTAGTCATTAATTCAACTTAATCTTTGTGGCTGAAATATCACCACTCGTTGTTGTATCAGATGAAATATTACCATCTAGTTTAGCTAGTTCTTCTTTATTAAACGCCTTATAAGGCGCGTTCTGTAATGCATTCTTTAAATCAAAATTAAACATCAAGCATCACCTCCTTGTTAATTGTGTTATTTACTTGTTGAGAATGTCTGCTTACTCTGAACAACGCTTTCTCCTGGTGAGCTACAACATCACTCAGTTTATCTGTTCTTAGCCTACCGAAGTACTCGGCAATATCAAAACTATAATCTTCAGGTGTTAAATGGATAACATTCCATGGTCCATAATTTATCACCTGAAGAGCTTTGTATGAATCTACTATAAATGCCGTAGCAGTGCACGTTCCGTCTTCAAAACCTGCAACAATTACTTTTTGCGATATTTTTCCACCATCTTCATTTGTCACACCTTGAAGCTGCTCTAAAATTGCAGCAACTTGCATTCTTACTGCACTAAATTGCAGATCTTGATGTTCTTCAAAAAAATCAAACAATCTTTTTGCTACGTCTGCATTTCCAGTAGTCGCTATCAATACTTTTTGGTCAGTAACTAAGAATTTTTTCATTTCTTTTTCTGAAACCGTACCATCCGATTTCGTTATTTGCGTATCACTAACAACAGAAGCGAAGTTATCACCCAAAACCACATTTACGTAACTCATTTATAAATTCCTCCATTTTGAGGGATTATATCGCACATCCGAGAATTGTGCACTCACATATCCGGAGCCACGGCACGAAAACAAAAAGTGACAGTTTATTCCTATACTTTTTAATGATATGTACTGACCAGCGACAACATACAAGTCCTGATCCCGGTAATAACTATCAAAGTTTATCCTTAATAGTTTTGAGTATGTACGCCAGACATAGCAACCGGCAGTGTCGTTTAAAACAAATACAAGGAAGATTATCCTTTAATTTATTTTGTGCTATGTGATGCATGTGGTCAGGATTTGCACCTGACAGATGACCTATTCCGCCACACATGCTTTATTCCAACTTTTCTACTCTATCATAATAACCTGGACTACCCGCACCTTGCATGCGGCAGTTATGAACCATATACGCGCTTTCCAAATTATTCTTTAACTCGTAAATCATCAACGTCAGAAAAATTATCAGCGAACAACAGAAACGCTTCGTCGATAATCTCTTGACCACGTCTGGTGCTGTAACCAGTCAGTGCTTCTACTTGTAACCATTCTAAGTATCGGACGTATCGTAACCACATGAAGTGCCTGTGTGGCTGTGTCATAACCTTGATGGCATGGACAACGGCATCGTAGTAGTACACAGCGTTAGCGTGATTGGTAAATAGTTCATCGTTAGCATTACCAAACGATCGCGCACTTGGCATGTCTGAAATTTCAACTGACTTCAAATCAACATATCCCATATCAGCCATGTTCACGATACGTGGCCACTCGCTATCAAAAAACTCTCGAACCGCTTCTCTTGTTGCCTTCTCATTAACTGCTGGTAAAAGTGCCATTCCTTACGTCCTCCGAACCATGTTAAAATGAACTTACCTTAAATTCTTTTACATGGCGCTGGACTTCGGTCTGGTGCTTTTTGTTTCCCAAAAAACTGATATAGTTAAACTGTAATAACTATGAGAGAATTAGATGTATGTCAACAAGATTATTAGGCCCAAGTACAGGTCATGCAAACACACGTAGTTATGATTTGTTAGATAAATGCATACATTGCGGACTAACTATGTCACCCGAAGTCATCAATGTAACAGAGCCCAATCCGTATAGCAAAATTGCTGTCACGTTACAGTGTACTTCTCTTGTTTGCGCCAAATTCATGGTGCAAGAATTTGAAGTATATTCTACTTACGCTACTAAAAGGGTGAATTATAATTACGCACCTTTAATAGATAACGTACCCGACATACTGAAAGAAAAATTTCCAGAATTTTATGCTGCATATACTGAAGCTCGCGAAGTTGAATCGGACGGTCACATGCGTAGTGCAGGTATGTCCTATCGCTTTTCATTAGAGACTCTCATTAAAGATTATGCAAAGTTAAAATGGCCTGACAAATCAGAAAATATTGACTCATTGATGATGGGGGCAATCATCAAAACTTATTTTAAGTCTGCTGATGACCCCTTACATCACTTATTTACGGCCTCGGCATGGTTGGGTAATGATCAAACTCATACTATCCCAAAACATCCTGACAAAGGGCTTAATGAATTCAAAGAATTCTTACAAGCAACACAATTCATTATCGCTGGGCAACTTCACTCTGAGCTTGCCCGAAAATTCATCGAAGAGGGCAATTAGTCCTCTTTTTTTAGTAGCTTTAGGTAGGTATCCAAAACTGAATTTGTTGCAGATAATGCTTTTGTTAATTCTATGTTCAACAGTCTCATCTCTTCGTATTTGCTTTGATAATTAACTTCTTCCATTGTTTACCCTTCCTCTACCCAATAGTAGTACCCTACTAGCCATTTACTGACCATATGCTTGATGAGCCACTTGCTACTTGTTCGATATGCCTGGCGCTTGTTCCACGTCCGCACAATCACTCGCTTGCCTTCTGGCGTATAAGCGAGTTTGAAGTAGCCTTGCTTATCTCTGAAATAGTAATACTTACGCATGATCCTCCAACTTAATCTGTTCTAACGCATCTTGCGCTACCTGATACCCAACATCTTCACGGAACTCGTACCAATTCGTGTAACCGCAACCTTGTGCGTACTCATTCATCTTCTTGCCCGTAATGCGCATTACCATTCCTCCCGTTCAAATACTGGCTTAACTGCCATGACTTGATACGCCTTGCCATGATATTGCACCAGCAACTCATCTAGATCATCCCCTGTTGCAACTGGTGTGTGGTGATTGTTTCCCATGCTCATGTTGAACACGACATACGTTGGCATTTTCTTACCCATGTTAATTTCCTCCATACGGGCTTACAGTCTTTTCACCCTTGGCTGTTTACCGTTATTCGATTTCTTCTGCTACGTCGTTCTTAAGAACAATCAGTTGATTCAATCCCTCGATATATTTAGTTGACTCATCTGCCTTATGCTCCAAGTCTCGAATGCGTTCAACCGTCATTTTGTAGAAGTTGTCTGCATCTTCTTCGCTAGTGTCATAGGCTAGATATGCAAATTTTGCACTATCGCGGTAGACGTCATGCGAAAATGCACTGATGTGATCCATTTTCAGACGTTTTGCAGCTTGTGCAAGGTCGGTTTTGAGTTCGTCTGGGAAATCATTAGAGAAGATATGGTAGACGGTCACGATGACCTTGCTGTGAGGATTGATGACCATACCTACTTCACCGCTATGCCATACTTGTGTGCCGTCATTTTGCATCTTGACCAACTCTGCATCCATGTTGAATTGCGTTAGCCAATTCCGCCAGTTGTTCTTTAAAGTCTTGAAACGAGATTGCAATTGTTGATCTGCATGATGTGATAATTCATACAATTCCACTTTTTTGATACCCATACTGGTTCTCCTTTTTAAAAACGTGTGACAACTCTCTTGCCACTAGATGTTAATCCTACGTTTGATTTATCGGCCATACGCTCTGCCCGTGTCGCTCTTAACTCACGGAATTTTTCCATCGTTACCTTTGCCCATTCTTCTGGATCATCAAATCCATCTTCTTTGGCCAAACGTTTCGATTGCTCAGCAATTTGTTCTGGTGTGAACTTTTCAATTGCTGACTCCTTCCTCAATGGCTGTCCAAAACGTGAGCGCGGTTGCTGCAGTTGTTGTGATTGCTTCTCGTAATCACCTACTTTGGTTGCCGTTGTTGCACCTGCATTCAGCCACTTTGTCAAATTGTTCTTAACAGCCATCGCTGTCTTACCACCATTTTTTGTAGCTGCTCTGATGGCTAAGATGACTAGCTTATTTGCTTCTTCGTCAGAATCAGCATTGCGTACAGCTAATTCATACAGTTCCGTAATATCTTGGAACATAAAGCCGTTTTCTTTTAACCCAGCTTTTTGCCATTCAATAATAATTTGTTTTTGATTTAACATAGTTCCTCCGTTGGCTGGCTGGTTGCTATTCATCGTTACGTATACTATGAAAGCGGCTAGCCAGCGGGCCACACTGTGTTATTAACCCGTGTTATTAATATGTGTTCTTCTCCTAGACTATTTATCCGGTAGGGTACCGACTTTTTGTCCGGTAGGGTATAGACTATTTATCCGGTAGGGGGTTCACCTTAATACTGCGTTTAATAACTTGCTTAGTGCCTTCCTTGTAATGCAACTCAATCGTGATGTACCCATATTTCACCAGTTGACTGATGAGTCTAGAAGCAGCATCAACTGTTAATTCGTATCGTTGAGCAAGCGCTGCATTACTGATGTAAACATCGCCGTACACGTTAGCCAGTGAGTAGATTTCACCAAAGAATAATTTTGCATTTGGCTTCAATCGGTTGTCGTGAGCTACTACTGCTGGCGTGTTTAGATAGTAATTAACACCCTTAAAATCTTCCGCCATATCTCACCGCCTAGAATGGTAGATCATCTTCGTTGAATGAAGTTGCATCGTTACCGTACATTTGATTAGGTGTAAATCCACCTTGCTGTGGTTGTTGAGCATTGAAGTTGTTTTGTTGCGCCGGTGCAGAATTGAAACCACCATTGCCTTGTTGCATTGCTTGCCCCTTGCGTCGTTCCGTCTGCTCTCTTGTTTCAACTAGAGTAAAGTTACTTACTATCAACTCAGAAACGTAAACACGCTGTCCTTGCTGGTTCTCATAGCTTCGTGTTTGCCACGAACCTTCCAGGCCAACCTGTGAACCCTTAGCGGTCATATTGACAATGTTTTCGGCAGCCTTGCGCCAAATCACAAAGTTGATAAAGTCACTCTCACGCTCTCCATTTGCGTTCGTAAAATCTCGATTGACTGCAATGGTTCCCGATGCAACTGCTGCGCCCGACGTGGTGTACTTAAGTTCCGGGTCTTTAGTGAGCCGTCCGATTAGTGCGACGTGATTCATTGTCTATTTCCTCCATTCGCTTGAACGTCATAATTCCAAGACGTTGCAATGTTTCTGGGTCTAACTTAATACCCTTAACGTGATACTTACGCTCGAATTCCGGCCACCCAATGTTGTGTGCTTCGTTGTGATGTACACGACATAAAGCAATTAAGCGCTTCTCTCGGTGGTCAACTGTTCGGCGGTCATTACCCATTCCAACCGTGTCAATGTGGTGAACGTCAGCCGGCCTACCACACACAACGCAGCTTCGGTATCGAAGCGATGAATACATGTAGGCGTCAACGTCGTCCATATATTCCAAACCACTCTTCGACATTGGAATGTGATTGCGTACTGCATAATCAAGCAGATATGAAATGAAATTGCGCGCCGTGGTCATATCAGTGTCAGCGAATGAAAAATACTGATCGCCTGTTTCGCCGATGTAGTAAAATTTCATCCATTCCTTCGTCTCTTCGGGCGTGTACCCTGACCACTTCGCAATCTCGCTCATAATCGCATACGCCTTCTTACGTTGAATGCGACTGATACTGCGTTCATCAGCAACCGTCACAACCGCCTGTGGCTGTTCTTCTTGCGTGTATAGTGACAAGCTGGCTAGTTCCTGCGCATCTTCTACTGACATCGTCAGCTTGTTACCTTGAATTGATGTGAGGCGCCCCCATATATCCATTACTCGAGCCCCTGACTAATCCAGTCGATGATTTGTTGCTTCTGTGTGTCGTTCAATTTGTTGAAGGCATAGAAATTTGCGATGTTAGTCTTGAACGCTGCGCTAATTTGCTTATACATCTCTTCTTCGGTTAGTGAGTGTTTGGTTTGGTAATTCTTCGCGACGGCACCAAACTTGGAATTAAGTGGGTTCTTTGATTGTGATTGCTGACGGTTCTGGTAGCTCTTTTGAGCACTGTTTGCGTCATCATCAACTTCACTAGCCACTCCGAACGCTAACGATAAAGAATAACGCTTTGCGTATGTCAGACCGGATCCTTGTGCTTGTGGGTCTAACGATGCATCTACCCAGCCTTGCCCCTTTTGTTGACGGGCTGAAATGATTTCAACACCGCCAAGGTCAAGCCGTTCTTCGTCAGTCAGCAAAACCGTATACAGTTGGCCGCCCTTAACTTCTTGCGTCCATACTAAGTTGGCTTCGCTTGCCTTAATCGCTTCATCAACTGACTTAACAACGGCATCGAACGTCACGTAACTAGAACGAAACTGTGGATTGCTGGCGTCCTTAACCGGTTGCACCAGTGCCTTACGTACCTTCAGCAATTCAGTTGCTACTCCCATATCAGCCCCCTAATTCCACTTAACCGCGTTCGTCGTATCAAATACGGTAATCGCTTCTAAGTCTTCTTCAATCGCCTTACCAAACTGCTTGCGTAGTTGCGTTGGTGACTTCAACTCGACGGCATCATACCCGTACTTAAAAATAAATTGTTGCTTCAGGTCGTTGTCGTCCTGTGGGATCATCTTCTTCGTACGTTCCACATACTCAACGCGACCAAACTGTTGACCGTCTTCCAGGCGCTTCTTGATTTCCGCGTCAATATCCTTGAAGCGCGCCTTCAAAATCTTCGCCATGTACCCTAGCTCTTCTAAGCTTTCGTTGTCTGTCTTTTCCAGTGCTGCCGGCACCATGTTTGCAAATGTCATCTTCTCGCCGTCTTCGTTAATCAAAGTAATCTCATTCATTTTTTAATCCTCCGTATTTACACGTTGTCCGTACCAGACTAAGAAGTCTGTTGCATCTTCAAGCCGTACAAGCCAACTCTCTACTTGCACAACTTCATCACCAACATAGATTGGATCGTCCTTGTAATCTGTTCCCCAAGGCAAATCATCGTCTGGTGGGTCAATTAAATCTTCTGGCATTCATAGGTCCTTTCGTGTTATAATTGAAGAGTAATTAGCCACTCTCATATAGCAATTACCCAACGCTTAACGGTTGCAGCCGTTAGGCGTTTTTCTTTTCCTTGTCGTATCGGCCCTTGTATTTTGCGTTGTACAACGATGCCATGTTCATTCTTAGCTGTTTGGCAATCGGCGTCGCGATGTCTGCGAATGTTTGACCAGGTAACTTATCGTCCATTGCCTTCTTAAATGTCTGATACCTGGTTTCATAACCAACCGCCGATGTCATACGTGGCGTACTGAACGGTGTATCTTCCAACTCGGATTCGCTATGCTCTCGCGCAAACCGTCCAAGATACCGTGAATTACTGGCTGTTATGAACGATAATCCAACTAACTGACCAGCCGCATCTACCAAATTGTCACGCTCTGAAATTCCTTTGCCGTGCATATGCCTAGCAAGATAGCTTGCGTAACTTCGATAGCGTACTTCATATTCCGATGCTGCCTTATTTGGCCGTTCTACCGCGCTTTGGCGAATTCGTTCCTTCTCTGCTTCAACATCAAACTTCGCAGGCTTTGCAAAGTTGTAGTGAATATTGCCAACACCTGTTGGCCCCTTATAGTCCATTCGTAGCCTCCAATACATAATCGATTGCTTGTTGCTTATCATCGAACCAAATTTGTCCGCCTCGCTTGGTCTTGAAGCCGACACGTACACCACCAACCGGCAATGTTTGCACTTCATAGTTGAAGAACCCACGGCCTTCTGCAAAGTTCCGAACCGTTTGATAGTCGCTAATCTTCATAGCGCACCAACTTTCCAGCAGGCTTCAACGCTTCAGCAGCATCGTAACCGTTAGCTAACAATACGAACGGATAAACAACCATTCGCACAACACCCTTCAAGAACCACGCCAAACGAACACGGTTCGCAATTACTAGCCACCCAGCAGCTACAAACAACAACGTAGCTTGCAATGCCTGCCAACCTACCAACTTCAATGCATCAATGATCCACATCTTCCTTTTCCTCCGTTAATTCGTTAATACTCTGTTCGGTCATCGGCCTAACGTGGACTTCGTGTTGTTCCATAAAATCAAAAAACCACGCCATGAATACAACTAGACCTACAATTGCGAAAATTGCGTAACCTACTGCGTAATCAGTCATCGATACTCTCCACGACCAAATCGTCGTAATAAATCAACCGAAAATTGCCCTGGCTTTTGCTCAATCGCCATATCTTTAAATCGTTGTGAATACCGAATTACTTCGTTAAATCGACTTTCGCTGTAATTCAGCATTGCTGCCGCTTCCTTGACACCGACCCACAACCATAATTCAGCAGGCAACGTTTGCCTTACACTTGCCTTTGTCTTCAAACCTTTGACTTCATTTGTCATATTTATTACTTCCAATCAATCTTCTTCAATTCGTTTAAATCCAAATCCAACGCAATGGCCACCTTAACCATGGATGGTAAAGTTAACCTACTCCGTTTTCCATTCGTTACGTCATATAACGCTGCGATAGATACACCCGTTACATTCGCTAACCAATAACGGGTCTTATTTCCCTTTAAACGCAGGCCATCATTGATTAAATCTGCTAGTGCCATGTTACTAACTCTCCCATACCTACACCTCCAATAAAGCCTTAGTTTCACCAAGAAACTTGTTAATGAAGTATTGCTGTCCCTTACCAGTGACCTTTGGCGTCTTAGTAGTCACGTTCACACCATTAGAATTGATATGGTTGTGTTCCTTAATCTCAAACAAACCAAGCTCCATGCTCTTCTGTGTTGGCATGTTCCGGTCTGAACCTTGTCGCTTAACCAGATAGCCATTTTCACGGAGATAACCGAACAAACGGTTCTGTCCCATATCTACGCCGTTTTGCTTAAGCAGCTTTGCCAACTCACCAATCAGAATTGAGGACTGACTAGCTGATACTGCGTCAGCAAACAAAGCCTTGGGCGTCATCTCTGCGATGATCTTGTCCTTGTGGTCTAACATCAGTTGAGCTGACTTCAAACCCATTGCCATTTGAATACGTGGGTCTGCCATCAACGCCTTGTGTTCTTTTTCAACTGCAATGAAGTAGTCTCGAATTTCTTGGCTCTTAGTCGTCTTAGACATCATCGCTACGTTCTTAGCCATATCAGTTGTTAAGTTGAAATCGTTTAGATACTGCACACTTCCGTTTCCACCTTTAACGGGTGTACCTCCAGGTACGCCCGTCCAATCAGTACCTTCAACATACATATCTTGGTATTGACTGAACCAAGTACTGAATCGCTTTACAACTCCTAGCACCTTATACAATTCACGAGCGCTAACCCGTTGCTCACCTTCTTGATTCGTTTGAACCTTAATCAGTGCGTTTGTCATGTTTATTTCTCCTTTATATTTATGCCAGCCAGTTGTCACCGTGGTATCCGGTGTATTCAAACAATTTACGTAGCTTTTCCTTAGCTGCCTTGCTATCTTCACGACCATTAACCAAACGAGATACATATTGTTCCGATGTTCCGATTACCTCCGCAAGTTCTTTCCGAGATACTTCGTTTTCATCTAAATGAAATTGAAAATCACCATACGCTCGCTTTAAAGTACGACGCGCTTCCTTAACACTCATATGTGTTTCCTCCTTGTTTATGAAGTTAAATTAGAGTTATCTTGACTTTAAGTATCCAAATGGATACAATAGAGGCATAGAAAAATAAGCATTGCAAAAGCCTGTATATCAACATTAGCTCGTTCACAAGCAATTGATATTTAAGTTATTTTTGCTTGCTGTTTAACTCGATGAATTAACTATAATCTATTTGGATACTTTTGTAAACGATAAAAAATCCATTTGGATACTTTTTATTCATCATATTATGGAGAAACCCTTGATATGACAACATTTGAACGTATAAAAGAAATTTCAAAACAACGCGGATTAAATTTAAAAAAGACAGCTACTGAAGCTGGATTATCCGAAAATGCAATTTATAAGTGGAAAACCCAAACTCCACAATCTAATGCGTTGCAAGCCGTGGCCGACGTCCTCGGCGTATCAGTAGACTACCTATTAGGTAACACTGATGAGATGCACAGTAATAAGAAGGACGACAAAAAAATTGCTGATCTAAAAGACATCATGAAAGAATTTGAAATTGTCCAGTTTGACGGTAAAACAATACCTGAAGAAGATTTACTCGTTATCGAGCGTATCATTAAGGGGTTAATTGATGACCAATATTAGTTTAAAAGATGTTCTTGATTATCTTTTATTCTTAGCCAAGAAAAACGATATTCAGATTGTTCTATCTGATGAATTATCTGACTCAACTGCGGATTTTGCGATTGCAAAACTTCGAACGGTTGTTATAAATGTTAACTCATCAACGTCTATTGAGTTAGTATTCAGATTGGCTCACGAACTTGCTCACCTTTTGTTTGGCGCTGATTTAAACACGAAAGTGTATCACTTCTCACCACTAACTAAACGGCGCGAGGAACGTATTGCACACGAACAAGCGATGCACATGATTGCCAAGTATGTCTTCCAAGACACACCCATCGAATATCGAAACTACGTTAATTTTATGGAAGTGTTGGGACTACCTTCCTACTTTGAAGATATGGTCCGCGAATCAGTTATGCGTGCATGAAAGTGAGGCATTCATTTGGCGCTTACAATTTTAATTATTGTCAATGCTTTATTATTGCTTATTTCTCTAACTCTATATACTTACTTTAAAATGAAAAATTCTTATTTTAAATATGTGGCCACTGCATGGATAATTGGTTTTGCAATAGCCAATATAATCTATCTTGTCTTCTTTAAAAATTGGATGTACTAATAATTTTATTTAGAGAGGAATAATAACATGAGATTGTGGCACAAATCCTTAATCCCCAAACTACCTCGTCAGCAATTGCTGGGGCAACATAGAGAGTGTTGCGCGCTTCGCGGCGGCGGTTGGGGTAAGAAACATGCAACTGTGAACTACGTCTTTGATCACTCACCATATAAATTATTTCAATATCACGAACTAGTAATGAATGAGATGCTAAGTCGCGGATATACACCTAACGAATTATGGTTAGACCCCTTGTACCGTGGAACTAAGGAAGCTGCTTATACTTCACTATCAAGTGAAGTTCTGACTTCTCCAATTTACCCAGAGCATGACAATATCTATTTAATTGAATGTATTGAAAATTTGAGAGAAAAAGGCATTAATATAGAATAAAAAGCCACCCGTTAAGGTGGCAAAGTACTGATGAATTATTTGAATAGATCGAAAATACTAAAGGTGGTCTTTTTATAGACTTTGTTGTAAGCCTCTTTCTTAGTATCTGTTAACCAGCCCATGCCCTTCTGACCATAACCTGGAATAATTGCCTGCTTAACTGCTCGTTTAGCCTTACCAGTTGTCCTAGCTTTAATAGAACGCATGGGACTTGGCTTCCGCATACCAAATTTCATACTTCAAATACCTCTATCAGACAGAATACCGTTAACAATATTTTGTTATAACAAAAAATACGCACATCCTGCGACCAAACAAGGAAATGTGCGCGTTATCCAAAACAGAACAGCAATGTCCTGCTTATGCATTTAATTGTACCAGACCTGGGCATGTCTTTAAACTACCTAAAATTTTTAGATAAAGGTTAGGTTTAAGTTGATATGTCGGTATAAAAGTTAGGTAAAAAGTATCGAGTTGTCGTCAGCAAGACTATTGAAGGTAAGCGACGACGATGGACAAAGAGCGATTTTTCAACTAAGGCTGCTGCCAAAGCCTGGGAGGCGGACTTACTGGCAAAGTTGAATTCTGGTGTTGAGATTGATAAAACCCGTGTTCTATTCACTGAATTCTATGACGACTGGCTCGAACGTCATCTGGAATCTGGCATCAAACAGCAGACGCGTTTAAATCATCTTGCTACTCAAAAAATTGTGCACGAATACTTTAAGAACGTAAAACTGGAAAATTTAACTCGGCGACGTTATCAAAAGTTTCTTGATGAATATGCTGTTAATCATCATTCGAGCACCGTTCGCCAAGTTTCAATGCGAGTTGCAATGCCGATTAAAGAAGCTTTTAGTGACGGTATTCTGTCACTAGACCCCACACATGGTGCTAAATTCAAAGGGGCTGAAAGCAAAGCTGGAGAACTAAAATTCCTCGAAGAATCTGACTTAGATAAGTTATTGGAATACATTCAAAATGAACCAATAACTCCCGCACACTTTGCAATATATACCGCAGCACTCTCTGGCATGCGCGCTGGTGAAATTTTGGCGCTCACGTTGAAAGATATTAATGTGGCAGATAAAACAATCTCTGTGACGAAAACAAAGACGAATCGTCCGCCTTACGAGTACACTACACCAAAGACAAGAAAGTCTACGCGTGTTATCGCCATGCCCGATCGCTACTTTATACAATTTGAACGTTTTCTAAAAGCGTATCCAAAATTAGAAGAACATATCTTTGGTGAAAAAACGACTCAGTCCGTTCCATCCCACTATCTTCGTAAGATGATTAAAGAACTTGGCATTAAGTCAATCACGCTACACGGACTACGTCACACTCACGCCAGCTTTTTAATTAGTAAAGGAATTGACGTTGCGTACGTTAGTGAGCGTCTTGGACATAGCTCAGTAACAATTACACAGAACACTTATTTTCATTTGCTATCTACCAAAAGAAACTCTGAGTCTGACAAGACGTTGGCCCTATTTGATGACTAA